AATATTATGTTTTAAAAATCTTGGAGGGTGATATTTATCAAAACCTTTTGATAAAACTGCTCCATTTCTAAATATTAAATAATTTGGGTAATCTTTAATCTCCATTTTAAGATTATTTATATGGTTATTTTTAAATAGTATTACGCGAAGTAGCACGAGAATCGCCCATTCTCAATCTTAGCAATCTTCATCATCTCAAGATAAACTCGTAGAGTGTAATCATCTGCGGGTAAACCAGTTGCTTTATAAGTTAAATCCATACCCTTATTATTTACACGCTGACCCTTATTAGGTCTAATAGCAGTCCAGCGGAAAAGACCACCGAGACCATCATCCCCACTACTCTGAACGTGTCCCTCAAAAGTTTCTGCAGTTAGAGCAGTTACACCACTTGTTTGATATTCATCTCTTGTAACCATAGGCACTTTACCTTCGGCGTGCTGGGTAGTGTGGAAAAGTAAAGCAGCATTACTCCTATCAGTATTAAACTCAAAAAGGTCATTGTATAATAGATTGAGAGATAAACTTTGAGCCGCTGGAACATCCTTCGCACCAACACCATTAAGGAGAGATACTGGTGTAAAGTTGCTATTACGCTGAAGACCCATAATAACCTTAGAAACAAGGCGACCATTTCCACCAAGCTGGAAAGTTAAATTAGCAAATTGAGCTTGATCGCCAGTTCTCTTCGCAAGGCGGTAATCTACATACTGGAAAGTTAGAGACTGGTTCTGCTGTCTATATTTCTCCATTATTTCACCATCAAAGCTAATAGAATCATAAATAAGTTTTACTTCATCTTGGGTAATTTGGTATGCTACTTGATTGGAAGCAGCATCACTATTCGCAACACACATACGGCGAGATAGACCAGCAGCACTAAGAGAACTAGTAGTTGGCTGGAATTCTATATCAATATGAACTTCTTGCTCAATCATAAATAGAGGCAACTGATTAAATTTAAGGAATGGGAAAAGGTCGCTTAAATATACTGAATATACTGGGGCTTCACTTATAGTCTGTGCCGATGTAGCATTATGAAGCTGGAAGGGGAGAAGCTGGAATGTACCAGCACCACCAGCCGCGGGAACAACTGGATTACGACCAATATCTAGACCAACTTTCTTTGCTGAATTTGGTGGCTTATCGGTTGTATTTTCCGTGCGGTCATCATAAATTGGCTTGTGAGAAATACACCTCTGAGATAAGAATTGTTCACGTTCCTTATTATCTTCATTAGAAATAAACATAGATTGATATGCGTGGAACTGGTCATAATCATCAATTTCACATACTGTTTCATTTCCAATACGGAGAGCAGCAGATTTAACAAGATTAGAAACACCAATATTTAGAGGATAGAAAGCAGTAGAGGTTGTGAGTGGAGTTACAGCAAGTGTAACTTTTGAGTTAGAGTGAAGAAAACCAGCTACACGCTGAAGAGTAAACCTAACTCGATTTTGAGAGAATGTTACTGGGTCAATTACATCAGTATGAAGCTTTTGTCCATAAGAAGAAGGAATAGCTCCAACTTTAATTAAATCGGGAATGCGGTCAGCAGATACATCAGCTTTAGAATCCATTTTATATTTATAAATATATAAAAATTTAAAAAAAAATTTATTAAAAATTATTTTACATAGAAAAAATTTACTTACTTACTTACTCACCCTAAGGGTCGGTCGCAGAGCGACACTTACATTATGACTTGTATTCCTTGAGTTGCCGACCAAGCTACAACAACCTTTGATTTAATGAATAAATATGCCGATACTGGATTACCATCATCAAGACCATTAGTCATCTGAATAGAAAACTGGGCATTAGAGAAATCAACACCTTCACTATCTAACATATCATAGAGAACACCAACACCATAAGCAGCACCAGTATCGGGGATAAATCTATAGCCAGTTGTAGCATTTTGATTACCCGTGAAAGAGCGGTTAGAATTCAGAGGAGATACTGTAGTGCGAGTATGCTGGCTTTCGGGAATAATAGATGATAGGAAACCCTTCATTACTTGGGGATCAGCAAGTGGAGTATCATTAGAAGCACTATAAACTGACTTGACCTCAAAAGCTGAAGGGAAACGCTCACCATTACGGAGGAAGGAAATTGATTCTAAATCAGCAACTTCACCACCACCAGTTCCCGCAGCATTTGGAGCTTTAAGAGGCATATATGTAAGGAAGCCATCTTGAGCTAAATTATTTACAAAGTTAGCGGGAACAAAATTCACAAATGAACCAAGAACCTTAGATAATCCAAGATTAAAGTTTACTATGGAATTTGTGCTTTCTAAAGTAGAGAAATAAGATGTAATCGAATTAAATGAAAGAATACCAGTATCGGGTGCTTTTGCTTCATCACCATACTCAACTTCACAAGCTACTTCTAACCCACTTAACTCATAGAAAGCATTAGAAACATTAGCAGTAGTAGCATCACTAGAATAAAATACTTGACTATCGGGGGCAAGATGAATTTCTATCTCAAGGGGAACTTTTGATAATGGTAGTTTATCAGTTCCAAGAGTTAGACCCGAAGGAAGTGGAATACAGAAAGGAGAAGCCCGAGTATTACGAATAACACTATCACGATACGCTTGATAATTAGGATAAATTAATGCTGTTTCACTTAAATGACCAGCTACATCTTGCATCCCAGCCATAACGGGCATATAAGAAGCCATAAATCTTCCATAATGTCTAATATGCTCAATTACTTGTTTAGTTTCTGCGTGTCTAAAAACAAGCTGATCTATTACTGAATAAATTCCAAGCTTGTGAGAACCACGAAGCTCACTTGCCGCCGCATCAGTTGGATGAAGAGTTCCCGCAGCATCACGCCATATATTTAAATCACCACTAAGACGGATAGAAGATAAATCAAGCATAGCATCTTGACGACCTAATGTAATAGTAAGAATCGGGTTACCACGAGCAAATGAAACCTTACCAGTAGAAGGAACATTACTCGGCTGAACAGAAAGATATTTCTTAGCAACACTCATTTTATATAATAATATACATAAAATAAATACAAAATAAAAAATTAAAAAAAATTCATAGAAAATACATATTTAAATAGTAGGTCTAAAATTGACCTTACTACAATTATAAGACTATATGATATGATTTCTCTATAGACCTATTTTAGGTCAAGGGTCTATTATTGACCCATTTAGCGAAGCTTACCTTTGGTTTAGAGAGTAACCATAACTGAATCACCCTTGATACTAATTCTACGAAGGTGGAACATAAAGCAGTAGAGAAGCTTATTGTGAGTTGGAGGAAGGTCAGCACCAGCAACATCACTTTCATTATATAATAGCTGTAACTGATTTGTCTTATTATTGAGATTTGCTACTCCATCATTAAGAGCATAAGCACGACCAATCAAGAAATTTCTATTGTAATCAACAAATGAGCGGGGTGTAATACCAGCTTGAGTAAGTGCTTTTTCTAACTCAATTAGAGGCTGTGCCGCAATACTTATTCCACGATTAATCTTTGATACAACTATTGGTCTGCTTGGGACTAATTTATCATCTACTAACATTTGATACTGGGTTAATCGGTCAATTATTCCAACTTGACCAGAGCGGATAGAATGAAGGCGACCATCCATAGTAGTTACTTCTTCAGCATAACAAGCTGGAAGCCCACCAATTAAATCTGCACTATCTAGAACCTTCGCATCACTCGGCATAACAATCATAGACTTAGCCCTTGTATTCGATACTTGGACATTTACTGTTGCGTTGCGATTGCTAGATAATAGAGAATGTTTATAGTTGGTTACACTTGGAATATCAATCTCAATAGAACCACCATCTCTCATCTTTTTCATCATTCCAGCTTCATATCGTGGATCTACACCAACTTGCTGAATCACAAGCTCTACGTTAGAAATTTCACAAGTAGCAGCATATGAAGTTTGTTTAGCAATTAGCTGTGTAGTATTATCATCATTTTGAGTTCTAAACTGGTCAATAGAAGCAGAGAAAAGAATGAAGTTATTTGAGGTTGCTTCTACACCAGTACCACTATCACTATTCTGAAAATTAAGAAATGTAAGTTTTACATATCCACCATCAAGTGAAATATCAGTAATAGATGGGTAATCTTGTGCTCCACTTTGAGTTAAAGCACATTCAGTATCGGGATTAGTTGCCGAACAAATACCAATCCTTTCACCCTTCACAAATGGGCAATTTTCTACACTAGTCATATTATTTTGTTTCCCTAAAAATATTACACTATGATTAACAGCATTATCAATTGCTAAAGCCGCACCCCCCGAACTAACACCATGAAATACTGGGTTCTGCTTCATTCTACGATGGCGATTAACACTATCTAACTGCTTAATAAATCTTGCTGGGTCTTCTAAATCTACCTCAACAAATAATCCATTTGTTAGCATAACTGGGAAAATTTTATCACCACCATCAGAAAAAAGACCCGAATGAATTGGTAGAGATAATTTAGCAGTTAGGAAATCATCAGCCGTTCCCCAATCACGACCAGCTGGAACAGTAGAAACTGGCTTGTAATAAGGATTAGACCTAATATCAATATTGTTAGAAACTGAAGTCCCAAGAGTTCCACGATTCTCAATATTATCAATTAAACATCCTTCTTTTAAGGCTCTCATTTTTCTCATACTATCATCAGCATCATATGAATACTGAATTTGCACTTTAGCGTTGTATTCAGTAATTTCTTCTAGGAGAACTGCACGATTTCCCGAATAAATTCTTAAATTCTTGACTACTGACTGACCTCCAATAAATGGGTCTAATTGTAGACGGGTTGGGTCAGCTCCAGCTGGAACAGCAAGCTTAATATCAAACTGAAGATAAGAATTTTTTCCATCCATAAATTTTACACTAGGTGGGATCTCAAAATCTATACGGCGACCCGACTGACCAGCCGTTCCCGAATAAGATTGTCCATTCGTGGAAGGGATAGAAACTTGGGTTTGTGAAACTTTAATTTTCTCATCATTACGCCAATAAGAACTCATTTTATAATTATAGAATATAAAATAAAATATGAAAAATAAATTTAAAAAAAATAAAAAAATTACTGAGTTCTACCAACAGCTTGTTCTACACCTTCTGCTGATACTTCACCTCTTTTTTGAGATGTAATATCTGCTGCTGCCGTTTCTTTACTTTTTTCAGCCGCCTCTAATTCACCACCACCCTCAACAAGGGAACTTATTAAACTAATACCAGCACCAGTTGTTTCTAAAGCAAGAGCTATAGGTGTTACACCACCAGTAGCAACTCCAGCAACTTCTAAAGCACTACCAACAATATTACCAATATTACCATATCTTGCCGCTGCATTGGAACCAAAAGCATCCATACCTTTTTCTCCACTTAAATATCTACCAACATCTTGGAAAGCATCGATACCACCACCTAATCCAGCAACACCAATTTTACCAAATGTTTTTGCTCTACTTAAAAATTTACCAACATCTTCAGCGCCTTCTTTTAATGCCGTTCTCGCGGCGGCACCAGTTTCTACATCACCAGCAACATTTTCTAAACCTTGTTGTTCTGCTGAGTATAATTCGGTAGGTGCTGCTGCTTCTGCTTCTCGTAATCCTTCTTGAGTTGGAACACCAACAACAAGACCACTTCTTGTTGTTAGTTGTCCAGTCTCTGCTGTAAGTGCCTCAATATCAGCACCACGAGCAAACTGTTCAGCACGAACTTCATCTGCTGTTCCAGTTAATCTACCCGCTGCTGCTCTCAACTCTTCAGCAGTAGATATACCCGCTCTTTCTTCACCCACTTCTTTTCCCATTCTTTCAGCAAGTGAAGTTGATACTTCTTTAAAACCAAGTTTAGCACCTTCTTTAATTGCTGCTCTTTTAGCAACTAATTTACCACCACTAGTTACTCCACTTAAAATATTCTTTTGTAGCTTAGAAGTTCTATCTTCATCTTGTTCTAAATTTGATTCATCTAATTGTTCTGCTAAAGTATTATTAAAATCCCTTGTAGCTTCATTAATTTGTCTTGCTGCTTCAGTTTGAGAATTTGCTTGTGCGATTGATGCCGAGCTCCCATATAGATCCATATTTATAATTATAGTTTAGTTTTTATTTTTGATAAATTTAAAATAATTTTTTATCGTAAAAAATATCTGTGTAATTCCATCATAACTCTCATATGATTATAGTCTATTTTTGCTCTATTATTATTACACTTTTTACAGCATATATTTCTAAATGAGCCACTACTATGATGATGGTCGGCACATTTGTCATTATCAAAAACTTTATTACATAATTCACAATTAGTAGTATTTTGATATTTAATACATAATTCATCTATAAAATCTTTATCATGTTTAAATCCTTGTTTTTTCCAATTATTTCTTAATCCCCTTCTTTGTAATTTTAATTTCCCTTCATCGGTTAAATTTTCTTTCCATACAGTATATCTACCCCTTTCTTTTTCATTCTTTTTATTTAAATATGTTGGATCATTTTCCTTCTTTTTTTCATAGGTAAGTTTTCTCTTTTCTTTTATCTTCTCCTTATTTTTTTTATTATATTCTCTTTGTCTCGCATTTATCTTCTCTCTATTTTCTTCATTATATTTTTGTTGTTTTTCTTTATTTGAGTAGGGCATTATATCTCTCACTTAATATTATGTAGCGTTATATCTTTATATATTAATTATCATATAATTTTTCCCCTCCTTCAGCAATCTTTGTCTCAAATCGTATATATGCGGTTGCTGGATTAGTTTGTAGGTCGAGGTAGAGAAAACTATACGGAGCATCATCAATAGCCTTCTTATATAAATCCATGAATATATTAGGAAACATATCACCATATTCTTCATTTATTTTTTCTAACTCTTTTTGGTTCTGCTGACGCATGATGATCACGTCTGAACTATTATTACGGATAAGACCACTAACAGCACGGAAACTTTGAGTTGTGAAAGCAAGTAATCCAATACCATAATGACGGAAACGAGTTGCTAAAAATGAGACGGCGTTAGTTTTCTTAAAGTCCTTAGTTAAAATATCATCAAGTACCATTGCAACCGTTGGTCTTTCAAAATCTTCTAGTTTCTTTTGTGATTCAATTATATCAGTAATCATTTCATCCGTATAATGATCTTCACAATCGAAGAACTTATTTAATAATTTTCCCTTGGGGTCAGCATTTAATGTATTACTAATAATCTTAACTATATCGAATTTATCTTTATACATATCGGGATTACATAATAAATTTACAAGTAAATTAGATTTTCCTTGTTTTACTGAACCAACAATCAAAAGTAAAGATGGTGGTTGAGGTAAGTGAGGATGTATATCACTAAATCTATCATCGGGATCCGGATCTTTCACTTTGAAAACTTTCGGGGGTACTTTTTGAGATTTCTCCATTTATAAGTATAATAGATATTTTTTTTATATTTTAAATTTATATAATGGATAAACATTTTTATATTAATCTAGAACATAGAAAAGAAAAAGATTTAATTACAAGACAAGAACTCAAAAAACTTGGAATAAAAAAACCAAATAGATTTAATGCTATTACTCACGAAATTCCATTAGTAGGTTGTGCTAAATCACATATTGCTTGTTTAGAAAAAGCAAAAGAATTAAATTGGGATTATGTTATTATCTTTGAAGATGATATCAAAATAGAAGGAAAAAAATCAGTAATCCAAAAATTTAATAAATATATAAAAGAAGACTTTTGGGATGTTTTATATCTTGGATGTTGGAATTATTTACCACCGGAAAAAGTTAATAATGATTTAGCAAAGGTTGTTCGTGCTGTTTGCTTACACGCTTATGTAGTCAAACAACATTATTATGATACTTTGATAAATCATCTTAAAGAAAGTGTAGAATTAAAATTAGTGAATGATGTAAGAGAAAATAATAATGATGAATATATTTATACCTTACAACAAAAAGATAATTGGTTTACATTATTACCCATACAAGTAACTCAAAGAGATGGATGGTCAGATAATTTTAAAGAATTTAGACCTTATAGTGAAAGAATTAAATTTATTCCGACTGCTCCCTCCGAAGGGTGTGCTCCACCACCATCTTAATAAATTCAGTTGTTTTTTCTTCAAAAGAAATATTAGTTGGGTCTAATTTCATATTTTCATCTTTAAATTTATCTTTATCAATTGTATTTTTGTTATGAACTACAGCAGTCATATTATATAATGGATTTGTGAGTGCTATTGTTTTCAATTTACAAGATTGGGTCAATCCTAAACCCTCTGCTTTATTTGAATGTAAAAACCCACAAGTTTTATTATACCACGATTTAGTCATCATTAATGTTGCTTCATGAATTAGTTTTTTATTATCCCCACAATCTAAAGCGTAGAAATCATTTTTGGTATATGGTGGATAAATAAAGATCATTTTATTACACCCAACGCAACCAGCATTATTTTTTTTTAGAGTATCAAAAGAGTGAGAGATATATGTTGGTTCATACAAATCATCATCATCCATAAATACAACTAAATTGTTATTTGCGTTTTGTATAAGTCTATGTCTTTTTTCACCTATACTTAATCTTTTTTTATTTCTCAAATACTTTAATTTTATGGGTTTAATTGCTGAACTAAATTCCTCATAGTTTTCAATTAATGGTTCATCGCCATCATCGTGAATAACAACTTGTAATAATTTGTGTGGATATTCTTGAATCAATAAATTTCTAAAAATAAATGGTAAAAAGTTTTTACGATTTGCCGTTGGTATTAATATTGATATTTTAGGGAGATCCATTATATTTATATTTAGATTTTATTTTTATTTTTTAATTTATCCCCATAACCAACCTTTTGAAATTTCTTCATCTTTCTTTTTTTGTAATTGAATAAATTCTCTAATGATAGATATATCAGCTCTTATCGCTATTAAATCCGTTTTGATTTTATTCATACTTTGATTGATTTGATGAACTTCATTTTTCACCTTCTCAATTGGTTTTGTTTCAAAAGGGTTGCTATAATCACTCATATATTTTATCAAAATATTATTATTGGAATTAAAAAATAATAAATAATAAAATGGCAAATGCAATAGAAGCAATTACACCAAGACCTTTACCGGAAAATATAGATGAATGGAGCGACGAGATAGAGGAGTTATTGGGCGAATGGGGGGAGGTTAGTATGTGTTATGCTTACTTACATAATTATAGCACAAGGAAATATAAAAAGAAATATCAACATCTTCAAATCCCAATTATCGTTTTATCAACTCTAACTGGTGTTGGTAATTTTGCTGTTGATAGTTATATACCCGTTGATTATCAGCACGGATTTACTGCAGTTGTTGGTGGTTTTAATATCTTTTGTGGAATACTGGGAACATTAGGATCATTCTTAAAATATGCTGAAACATTTGAAGGTCATAGAATATCTGCTCTTGCTTGGTCGAAACTTGGTAGAGCAATTGAAATTGAATTATCATTACACGATAAAAAAAGAAAACCTTGTAGAGATTTCCTCAAAGTATGCAGAGCAGAATATGATAATTTATTAGAAAGTAGTCCTAATATTGATTTGGATATAATTCAAATGTTTAATAAGAAATTTAATGATGATTATCCGGATGTTAGAAAACCAATTATTTGTAATGGTCTAAAATCAATTGTCCCTTATAAAAATCATAATGTTATAAAAAAAGAACCAAAACAACAAGTAGTTATTGAAGTAGAACCGGAACCGGAACCGGAGATTGAATCATAAAAAAGGTATAAATCTAAATGGGTCAATTTTAGACCCATCGGTCAAAAAACCCTTTTATAACAAATGGGTCAATTATGGGTCAATTTTAATGGATGGGTCAATTATTGACCCATATAGATTAATACTACTTTTGAATAAAATAGAAATCAAATAATAATAAATTAAAATAAATAATAATAATTTATAGAAATTTTTTTCTTGATTAATACTATAAAGATGAGTTTTATGCCGGAAGTTAAAATGGATTTCATTCCCGATGATATGACTGATGATGAAATCGAAGAAGTAGTAGAGGAGATTGAAGAATTTAATCAAGAAAAAGACAAAAGTCAAGAGGAGATTGAAGAAGGACAAGTGCAACAGACGGAAATTCAAAATAAGAAAATACCAAAAGCAAAATCAAAGAGAGATGAAATGAATGTTAATGAAATATTTAATATGCCGGATCCACCCACCTTCGGAGCAGAACAAGAAACTCCGAAACTTACAAAGAAGGGAAAACCACGAAAGAAAAGACCTCCTATGAGTAAGAACACAAAAAGAAACTAGCACTAGCGAGGGAGAAAGCAATGGAGGCACGAAAAAAGAAAGCACAAGAAAAAAAAGAAGCAAAAGAATTAGAAAA